GTTGGACGCGCTGGACTTCATCCCGAAGACCAGTCGTAACGAGGCATACAAGGCTCAGAGCGCCAAGCTCGAAAGCCTGGACAACCTCGAACGCTGGTTTGCCCAGCGGATCGCTATGGGCAATCGGAACAACAATATGATCCGGTTCGCCCTGGCTCTGGTCGATGGAGGCATGGACCTGCTAGGCGTCAGCCAGGCGGTCACAGCCTTCAATGCCAAGCTGAACACGCCGCTCACCCAAAGCGAGCTGGACAGCACGGTAATGGTGACCGTTGCGAAACGCTTCACCACCAACTGAGAAAGGAAAATCAATGAAACATGCCCGTTCGGATTATGATCCCATTCAGGATCCTCGTGGACTGATCCCCGAAGACGAACCTGTATTTCTCATTCGAGGGCAGGATCAGTTCGCTGTGGCAACTCTGCAATTTTATGCGGAGCAAGTAGAAGCAGCTGGTGGGCAGGCACCTCTGGTTCGATCACAGATCGAAGCCATGAAAGCATGGCCCACCAAGCAGTTTCCGACCGGTCCGGAAGGAAACGTATAGCTCATTTCGAGACGAGTGTCAGATGGTTTTCCCGGACTGTCTGACACTCAGATCGGAACCAGGAGAAGAAAATGTCGGATACCACCGATGCTGCGGTGACACCAAACGATCAGCTTGTGCTGGTCTCTGGTGCATCAACCACGGGTAAGTCTGCCTCTCTGCGGAATATCCGCAATCAGAAGCGGTGGATGTACCTGAACGCCGAGGCAGGCAAACGCCTGCCGTTCAAGAACGAGTTCCAGCAGTTCGTCATCACGGACCCGTACCAGGTCCATGAAGGCTTCGATCATGCTGCCTCTCACATCGACCAATATGACGGCATTGCGCTGGACAGCTCGACGTTCCTCATGGATATGTTCGAGACGCAGTACGTCGTCGGCTCGGCCAACACGATGGCTGGTTGGGCAGCCTATGCCCAGTTCTGGAAGATCCTCATGCAGCAGAAGGTCCCGGCCTTCCGCAAGCCTGTGGTCATCATCGCTCACACGCTCGCCACCTACAACGAGGCGACGCTGAGCATGGATGTCAGCGTGCCGGTCAAGGGCGCTCTGAAGAACCAGGGCATCGAAGCCTATTTCTCGACGGTGGTGTCCCCCAAGCGCATGACGCTGAAGGACCTCGAACCGTACAAGTCCGAGTTGCTTCACATCGATGAGGATGACGAGATCCTGGGGTACAAGCACGTATTCCAGACACGCCTGACCAAGCAGACGGTCGGCGAACGCATTCGGTCGCCGATGGGTATGTTCTCCCGAGAGCAGACTTTCATCGACCCCGATACCCAGCTGTTGCTGGACCACCTGAAGGCTTTCTACGAATAAAAGAAAACGTAAAAGCTAGAACACAGAGAAAGAAGAAAAAACATGAGCCTTTTCGGAAATCTGACCACCGAGGGTACGGAAGCAACCGAGGACCGTCTCGGCGGTAACTTCGGAGCGATCGACACCGATGTCTACACCGGCAAGATCAAGATGGCCTATGCAGGCCAGTCGGCCCAGGGTGCCCGTTCGGTCACCCTGATCCTGGCGGGCGGCAACTACGGCGATCGCGAATATCGCGAGACGATCTACATCACCAATCGCAAGGGCGAGAACTTCTACACGAAGGACGGCAAGAAGCATCAGCTTCCCGGCTTCATCGTGATGAACCACCTCTGCCAGGTCACCGTGGGCAAGGAGCTCCACGAGATGACCGGCGAGGACAAGATGGTCAACATCTACGATCCCGAGCAGAAGAAGGAGATGCCCAAGTCGGTGCCGGTCCTGACCGAGCTTCTCGGCCAGGAAGTCAGCCTCGCGATCGTCCGTTCGACGGAGAACCAGACCGAGAAGCAGGGCGACCAGTACGTCCCGAAGGCGGATGGCTCGACGCGCGACGTGAACAACATCGACAAGGTGTTCCACACCGCGACGAAGATGACCGTTCACGAGGCCCAGGCTCGCCAGAAGCCGGGCGGCGAGAGCGTCGTCGCCGAGTTCTGGGACAAGTGGGTCGAGCGCAACAAGGGCCAGACCCGCGACAAGACCACCAAGACCTCCGGTGCCGGTCAGTCCGGCCGTCCGGGTGGTGGTGCCCCCCAGTCGGGCAATTCCACGGGTCAGGCTCCTCGGAGCAGCCTGTTCGGCGGTAGCTAATAGGGATATTGCATCCCCTCTAGTTACCTCGTAAGAGCGGCCCCTGTCCAAGCGACAGGGGCCTTTCTTTTGGATCTGACCTATGAAAATTCCAGTCGCCGGTTTCGATCCGAGCCTCACCCATTGGGGCATCGCTGAAGCCATGCTGGATATGTCGACAGGCATTCTGGACACACCGAAGCTCACGCTGATGGAACCAGAGCGTCTGAAGAACAAGCAGGTCCGGCAGAATTCGATGGACCTTCACGAAGCGGAACAGCTCGCCAAACTTGCCTTGGAGGTAGCTCGGCGTAGCAAGATCATCTTCGTTGAGGTTCCCGTTGGTTCCCAGTCAGCCCGTGCTATGGCGTCCTACGGCGTCTGTGTCGGGATCTTGGGCAGCATCCGTGCCGAGGGTATTTCCCTGATCGAAGTGACGGCCATCGAGGTCAAACTCGCACTGGCGGGAACCAAGACAGCAACCAAGGCAGAGATGATCGCGGCAGCATTGGCCTTCTACCCGGATGCCAATTTCCCGAAGCAGGGGAGCCGAGTAGTGGCGAAAGCAGAACACGTCGCAGATGCGATCGGCACTATCCATGCGGGTGTCCGCACCCCCATGTTCAACAATATTCTGCGATTGTATAAGGAGGTTTGAAGACAATGCGCGTTATCCTGACCGAACAGGAGATCCTGATGGCGATCGAGGATTTCATCCTCGACACCGTGAAGGTTCCCGATGATGTCCGTGTGGACATCGACCTGAAGGCCACCCGTGGCGAACAGGGCTACACCGCCGAGATCGATCTGCTTCAGATGGATGAACCCGAGGGTTCGCGGGCTGTCGACGATCGCGTCGAGGCAACCGACGAAGCACGGGCCGAAGGTCTGGACATCGTGGGCAAGATCGATGCCGCTCGTGCGGAAGCGAAGGCACCTCGCCGTCGTGGTCGTCCGGCTGGCTCGAAGAACCTGCCCAAGACCCCCGTCGTCGGTCCGCAGGACGGTGCTCTGCCTGCCGAGCCGGAGACCCCGGCTTCCGACATGATCGCCGATGCGGTCGAGCAGAATGCGACCGAGGTTTCGACCTCTCTGGTCACCGATGCTCCGGCCGAAGACACGGCAGTCGAGAACGGTGCCGTCACGGCCGCCGACGAGGCACAGCCGGAACCGGAGCCCGAAGCTCCGGTCGAGACGCCGCTGGAAGTGGCCGTCGAAGCACCGGCACCGGCTGCTGACGTTCCGGCAACGGAGGCCAGCACGCAGACCAAGGCGAAGCGTTCGCTGTTCGACAACACGACGACGGCGGGTGATCCCGAGCCGGAACCCAACAGCGAAGCAGCCCTGGCTGCCGAAGCTGCGGCGACCGAGCCTGCCGAGGAAGAGGGCGAGGACGTGGACTACACGCCGACCCCCGAGACGGCTGGCCTGACCACCGATGACGCAACGGCGACCGAGGATGCTCCGGCACCCGCACCGACCCGCTCGCTCTTCGCGAACCTGACCAAGCCCACGAACTGATCGTGGTCCGGCTACTCATCGGGGTAGCCTTGTGTGTGGCGGCGTTGATGATTGTCACCGCCGCCATCACGCTTCTGGCTCCCTACCTGGCAGCCGCTTTCGTGCTCTTCATCCTGTACCAGGTGCTGGTGAAGAAGCGAAAACCACCCGATCAGACATCGGAATAAAGGACCCCCGAGAAGTGTTTCTCGGGGGTCTTTCTTTTTATCCTACCAGATTGATCCATGGCAGCAGGTGCATCGCACGGAAGCCCTGTCCAGGACCCATCGAGTTATCCAGGCGACCATCCGCAGCTACAGCCAGGATGTTGTCGGTGATCGGATTACCGATCGATCCCACCAGCGGAGGCGTAGGAGCCATCATGCTCAGCAACGCATGGACCGGATTATTCCGGATCATGCTCACTGCGATCTTGGCCGACCGGACCTTGAAGTTCCAGAACCAGAGCAGCCCCATGTTGTCGAGGTATGATCGGGCACGCCCCGGCAGCCGATCGTAGTTGATGAACTCCTCGGTCACTTCAGCCAGTGCTTGTGCAGGCGTCTTGCCTTGGCGACCAACCAGGTCATCATACAGCACGGCCTTGCCCAGGAAATCCCCGTACTCGACGGTCTTCTGAAGGCCCTTGAACAACGCCGTGTCCTTGGAGACGATGGCGTATTTCGCAGCCGTCTTCACACCCTCTGGCATCCGATCGACCAGTTTCTCGACATAAGCCGACAGGCGACCCTCGGTGATGTCGATGTCTTCCTTGCCGAGACCCACGTCGGAGACCGAAGTGAACTCGCCAGCCTCGATGAGAGGCCAGATGCTGAGACGCTTCCAGCTATCTTCGATGCTCTGGATCTCCGCGCTATGCTTACGCTGAGCCACCGCATCGTTGGACGAGGCTCGCAGCAGACCCTCCAGCTCGATCTTACGTAGACGACCCTTCACATATCCATCAATTTCCGCAGTCTTCTTCGGCATTGACCGAACAGTCTGAGCAATAGGCACGCCA